AGACGGTGTTATTAACGGTTGGAGATTCAATGGCGGTGGTGATAAAGCTAAGATAACCGATATATCCCAATGGGGTGATTTACTGATTGGTAATTCAGGTAGTTATTTTTATGGTTGCTCGAGCTTAAATGTTAGTGCTACAGATGTTTTGGATGTTAGCAATGTAACTACACTTGAACGAGCATTCCTTAATTGCTCCAGCTTAACTACTTTAGACGTTTCAAACTGGGATGTTAGCAGTGTAACCTCATTTTATGCTGCATTCTATATTTGCACCAGCTTAACTGCATTAGACGTTTCAAACTGGGATGTTAGCAATGTAACTACATTTGCTTATGCATTCCAAGGTTGCACCAAACTAACTGCATTAGATGTTTCAAACTGGGATGTTAGCAATGTAATTACATTTGAATATGCATTCTATAGTTGCACCAGCTTAACAACATTAGATGTCTCAGCTTGGGAACTGAATACAGATGAGGGAATTTCACTTGAGCGTATATTCCAGAATTGCACCAAACTAACTGCATTAGACGTTTCAAACTGGGATACTAGCAAGGTAACTACATTTGATATTACATTCGCAGGTTGCTCCAACTTAGATGGATTAGATATAAGTGGTTTTACTATTCCAGAATTAACTACTGCAGCAGATATGCTTACAAGTGCTCACCTAATAGCCAACTACTCAGATGTTCTAATCAACTGGGCTGCACAAGATACAATAAAATCTAATGTTGTTTTCGGTGCAGGAAGTAATACCTACCCAGCAACAACACAGGATTCTGGTACTACCGATGGAACTACAGCAAGTAAGCTAGTACAATCTGGACAGAACTTCAATACCACAGTAGCAATAAATGATGTAATTCACAACACAACTGATAATACATGGGCAGTAGTAACCGCAGTAGATAGTGATACAACATTATCAATAGACAATGATATAATGATATCTGGCGAAGCCTATGTAATTTATAGAAGTGCAGGAGTATTAGCAAAAGCAAGATTGATTATTGATTACGACTGGATTATAACAGATGGAGGTGCTGAATAATGAGCTTTTGGAAACCTGATAAAATCAAACACTTGAAAATCGCAACCGCTGGAGCTTATGTATTGAACATAATTCTCTTCATATTAATCGGTGCTATTGCAGATGGTATAACAATATTAGCAGGATTAGCAGCAATAATTGGCTGGGAGTTCTTACCGAAGAGAACCTTCTCGGTCGGTGATATGGGAGCTGGAACGTTGGGATTAATAGCTGGAATGATACTCGCAAAGATAACGTTAATAATAGCATTGGTGCTATAAATAAAAGAAGGAGTAATAAAAATGGCAGAGATTTTAGAAGTACTATTAGGCAGTGGATTTTCACTTGCTGCAATTATCGGGATTGTTGGTTTGATCTTGAATTTCCTACTTAAGAAATTCGTCACAGCAGAGAATATCGAAAAGTGGGGAGCAGGAATCAAAGCATTCTTTAAAGGTTTAGGAATTGCCTGCACACTCGGACTGAGCAAAATACCTTATCTTAAGAGTATCTGGAATACTATTTTAGAACCATACGTAGTTATTGGATTACGAATGGCGGTATTGAATATGATCTCAGGATTCATTGAAGGACTTGAGACTGATAATTCAAGTCTAAAAGACGATTAATGAAATATCCCTGTAGCAAACGTGCTGGTCTCTTTCTATTGAATAGAGCTGGCGTCTCACTTATTAGTGAGGAAGAAACAGTAAGACGAATGAGCTTTGGTGGGGATATTAAATGGAGTTAACATGAAACAGATTATAATAATCTTGATTATATTAGTAGCGGTTGGATTGAATGCAGTTACTTTTGACCTGTCAATGTCAATGAGAACTCCAAAAACAGACAGTACTACTGTTGATTATGAATTGAGTGGAAGATGTAGTATAGATAGTTTACTCTCAGTAGAGATTGAATTTGAAAGGCAGGATGGGGAATATTATAATAATTATGAACTGTTCGCTTTTCAGTACTATAAATTCCTGCAGTTTTCCGGAAAATACATTGATATTCAGGAAGATGATATTAAAATAATTTCTGTAGATATGAGGTTAAAATATAAAACTCATTCTATTGGAGTTGCAGAGGTATGGAATCTCCATCCGCAAATCAATTTAGTTTTCGGTGAGGATATCCACCGTGAATTTGGAATACCTTATCTGATTCCTGTAGAATTTAGAGCAGTAACGAATTTTTATACAAATGATTTCATAAATTATAATAATGAAACTGAGATACAATTTAATGGCTCAGTGAGTTCAATAGTAAAAATTTATCTGAGATTTAAAGAAAGGTACTATGATGATTTTAACTTTTCAATAAAAATTGGAATAGGCATCGCATTGTAAGGAGTAAAATTGTGAACGACAACAAAGTAAACAGAAATTGGCAAATACTTATGATCATTATTTGGATATTCTCACTCGGGGTAGCTTATGCAACAATCACGTCAAGAGTATCGAATAATGAAATTGCTATAATCAAACTTATTAATGACATTGATGAAAACAGCTATAGCGTAGAAGCTATCAAAAATGATCGTGGATCACTATCTAATGATATGATTGAAATTAAATTTAATATGAAAAGCATTTGCAAAGCACTCAACATTGATTACATATCTACAAATGATGATTGATTATGAAGGATAATGAACGAGAAAGGATTATTAAAAATCTCACAATGAATAAAGAGAAAGTAAAAGAATATTTGAAGTATCGAGGTAGATGATGGATAAAGAATTACTAATAAAACAGATTCAGAAACATGAAGGATTAAGACTCAAACCTTATCGTTGTTCAGCAGGGAAACTTTCCATTGGATATGGCAGAAATTTAGATGATGTTGGAATAAACAAATCAGAAGCATGTATGTTACTTGCAAACGATATTCATAAATGCATAAAACAAGTTGAAGATAACATTAACTGCTTTGAACACCTAAACGATATAAGACAAAATGTAATTATAAATATGTGTTTTAATCTGGGGATTTATGGATTACTTAGATTCAGGAAATTCCTTGCTGCTTTAGATAATAGTGAGTATGATAAAGCATCTGTTGAAATGTTAGACAGTTTATGGAGTAAACAAGTAGGCAAAAGAGCAATCGAACTTTCCGACCAGATAAGATTAGGTAAGTAATTAAACTATAGAACGATGTTTTCTCATTGCCATATACGCACCTTTCCAGAATCCTACCTTCTCCAGTAGTAGCATATTAACATAATACAATCTACCTATCAAGAGAAGTAGTATTACTATAATTAGTTCCATTAAAATAACCTCCCACTTTTTGTACCGAGTAACCATTTAACTTGCTCTTGATTAAATCCAATATCAAAATAAAGGCTCTGTAGTTTCTTCATTGCTTTTTCATATACATCTGCATTGTGATGGATTGCATCTCTTGAACCATCTTTATCGTGGCATTCAGCACATAAATTTAGTAAATTCCCACTCCACGAAATCCTTAATCTACCTATAAGTAAATGATGGATAAATAATGCAGGTCTTTTACCACATATTTCACATACTTTTGATCTTGTTTTAACTTTTATATAAAGCTCAGGTGATATTTTTGCAATGTCAGGATAATACTCTGTAAATAAAAACTCATATTCAGCAGGATCATCTTCCGTAAATAGTGGAGAGATTAAAATCTTCCGTTCAAACTTTGGTAAATCCTTCTTAAACTTTTTAGGTTTAGAATATTTACGTTTAACTCCCCACGAATCTTTGCGTTCTTGCTTGATAGGTTTAGGTAGTGTTTTGAATTCACTCATTTTAATAACCTCTTTAAGTTTTGTTTCTTAGTTGGAGTATAGCTTTTAAACTTGAATACTCCACGCTTTACCTTTGTTACCATACCACAATTAACCATTCTGTTTAGTATTTTACCAACATATTTATGGCTATGTCTGAAGGATTCTATTGGAAGTTCTTCAATTATTTCAGATATATTTCGTGGCACATTATCATCTAATATACTATTAATCATTTCTCTTCTCGTTGCCATATTACCTCCCTTAAATTCGTAGCAGAATAAGACAGATGGGGGTCAAAACTTATCCTGCTACTGGTAACTCAATCGCTTGAGTTTTTCAAAACTCCAATTTAATTTGGTTAAATTCATTTTCCATAGATTTCTTTGCAATCTTGGAATATTCTTCGCTTCCATCAATTCCAATCCATTTACGGTTAAGCTGGTCTGCTCTTAGTGTAGTAGTTCC